TTAAATCTATTACCCATATCTGTTTCACCATATAGAAAATCACTTTTAGCAGAAATTTCAGATGATGTAAGTCCTATTTGATTATTTTTATTCAATAGGAGTAAAGAGTTTATCGTGACCGGTAACAATGACAAATATCTTTTATTAAATGATGTAAACAACTTTGACTGTTCTTTAATCATGTATTCCAAACTAATCTTTTCTTTACCTGATAATTTTTGAAAATACTTCACTGTTCTATCATCCAATAGAAAAGGCAGTATTAAACATGAACGAGCAATGTCAATTACTCCCACTTTTTGCAAAAGCTCTAAAAACACACAGCTTGCTATAGCTTCATTGTTATATGTATAATAAATTTCCTTCATACTGGCTTGTATTTTTGTTCCCAATCATAATGCCAACCTATTTCAGGCTTATCGGATAATGCATAATAATGCCCATTACTTAATTCTATCCCCAGTGTATCTTCTGCAATAGCAAGATTTTCTTTTCTCAAAAAATCTATCAATTGAACTCCCAAATTTTGAATATCCATTTCCAAATCTTCAATAGAGCTTCCAGAACTGATTTGCCGCTTTATTTGTCGGTATTTAGCCTTAAATTCATTTCGCCATTTAAGGATAGCCTCTTTTTGAAATTCATCCATTTCAGTTGGTAGGATAAGATTCTTTTCTGTCCAATCGGCTAAATGATTCATAGCTTGAAGCATTTGCGTGGTATATTCAATGATTTGGGAATCCCCCGAAGTTATCTCCCCTATATCAAGTAATTGTTTTACAAACGTTTGCTCCTCCAAATTATCAGGCAAATTTATTGGATAGGTTCTTTTAGGCAATGGCTTCTTTTCAAAGGCTACCCGAAAGCATTTTCCAAATTTGTTGTTGAAATCCTCAAAGGTGATTTCAAACTTTTCTCTACCCTTTATATCAAGATATTTAGCCATATTCATATTTGATGATAGTGACTCAAAGACAGCATCAGTTAAATCTTTTTGATGACAGTGTTCGCATATTTTAATTTTTACTCTGTCAATAATATCATCAATACTCGTTTCAATATAGAGCTTTGAAAAGAATAGTTTTATCTTTTTCTTCCCTATAGACAAAACATTCTTAATACAGGATTTTATTTCGTTGTTTTGCGTTTTATCTTTGAGGTCTTTTAACAGGTTAATTACCTTATCAACGTCATTATCTGTTTTAAAAAGTATATGCGATGCAATAAATTCATTATTGCCTTCACCCTTGTTTGTTACCAAATAAAAACAATGATTTTGTAAAATGGACTGATCTGCTTTTACCATATCAACCCAAATATTTAGGGTTTTCCACAAGTCAACGTCTAATGTTGCTAGATTTTCAGGTGTCCCATCTGCTTTAGTCGATACAGTATGTTTTGCCTGAAACAGAATTGTAGTACCGTCTTTTAGGTCAATGTGTACATCATCTTTAACTTCGAACCCTACTTTATCCCCATGCCTTAGGTCTAATGCCAAGCACATGAAGTAATAAAATTGATAGTCAAATGCTACGACTTTATCACCTGCTGTATGTTTTTCTTGAATTGTTGTTAAGCTATCCATATCTAATACTTATCATATTTAGCTTGAGTAAATTACAAAGTTATAAATTAATTAGCAGATAAAGAAGAAAATAATATTATTGTTTTAGTCAATAGACTTAGCTCTATCAATCAACTGATATTTACTCTCAATCCGTTCCGCTAAATTTGTCATATCCTCATTAATCTTAGTACGGGTTATATCTGCATAGATTTGAGTAGTGGAAATACTTCGGTGTCCCAGTGTTTGGCTAATCGTTTCTATCGGAACGCCCATTGAAAGACAAAGAGTTGCATAGCTATGTCTTGCCATGTGGTAAGTCAGCCGTTTATCAATTTGGGCTGCTTTTGCTATCTTTTTCAACTGAATATCAGCATTTTCTATTGTGCATAACCTGAACACCCTTCCACCAAAACCAGCAAAAGCAGTGTCCCAGTATTTTTCAATAAGCCGTAACGGAATATCAAGTAGTGGAATGTAAGAAGTACTTCCGGTCTTTTGACGGTTCAGGACAATCCATTGTTTACCATCTTCTTTCTGTACAATATTATCGTGCCGTAAGTTCTTCAAATCTACAAAGGCAAGCCCTGTGAATGTTGAGAATAAAAACATATCACGGATAAAATTGGCACTCTCATGTTTCATGTCTATTTGCATCAACCGTTCTATCTCATCTACTGATAGCCATTTTCGTGTAATGGTTATCCGCTGGGGACGATAGCCAAAGAACGGGTCTTGATACATCAAACCTTTGTTTAAGGCTCTCATTACAACCCGACGTAATGGTTTTATTGTATTGTTGGTTGTGCTTGCGCTTAATTGCAAATTGACTTTTAGATAGTAAACATACGATTCTATAAAATCGAAATCAACTTGGGTAAACGGAATATCCGTTACCCCGTATTTGTACACCAAAAACTCTTTTAAATGTAGATAAGCACGATAAAGATGTGTATAGGTGGTTTTTACTATCAAAATGCCGACAGACTGCCGTTTCTCTTCAATCAGGGCTGCAAATTCCTGTATTAAGCTGTTTTGTTTAATGCCAATTCCTTTGATAGCGTTTTTCAGGATTTCAGCCGTAATGTAGCTTTTGTTTTCCAGTAAGGTTTTATAGTGGCGGACAAGTTCAGCCCGATAACTTTCTATCTGCTTGTTGATATTTATTTCTTCCTTTGACTTGCCTGTGGCTATCCCCTGTTTGGCATTCCATTTTTCAGGGGATAACTCTAAACCTGTACTGAAAGCCGAGCTTTTACCGTCCACGCTGATACGCCCCATGATGGGGCAGTTGCCGGATTTTTTCTTTTTGTTGGTATTCAGGTAAAAGAGTATAGCGAAAGTGCTTCTATTATTTTGCATACTATTTCTATTTAGAATGATTAAAAGTTGAATTTAGTGGAAAGACGTGCAGATAGTTGCTGCATATCATTACTTATCTTCTCATAGTTAAGACGTGCATAGCGTTGAGTGGTTTGGATATGCTTATGCCCCAACATCCGGCTGACACTCTCAATCGGAACGCCTTGCGAGAGGCAAATTTGAGAAGCGAAAGTGTATCTTGCTTGATGAAAGGATAAAGCTCGATTGATACCACAGTTTCTTGCAATCCGTTTCAAACCGACATTAATCTGTCCCAAACTCATAGGAGGAAACACTTTTCCATCGGGAGCAAGCCCTTTGTAATACTCCATAATTTGAATAGGGATATTCAAGAGTTTTACATTAAACTCTGTATGTGATTTCTGTCTGTTTGCTGAAATCCACAGGCTACCATCATCTTCGGTAATAATGTCTTTCCAAGAGAGTTTATGCAGGTCTGCATAAGCCAATCCAGTAAAAGTCGAGAATAGGAACATATCACGAATAAACCGTTGTGTGCCTGATTTAAGGGGAGTTTTCATTAACAAATTCAGTTCGTTATTGGTGAGAGACTTATTTTTAAGCTCCGTTTTTTCCAATTCAAAACCCTCAAAAGGTGGACGGGGAATAATATTCCGATGCAACGCCAAGCGTATCACCTTGTTCAATTTGATAATGCGTGCCTTGACTGTATTCGGATTCATCTTGCGTTTTACCCGAAAGAAGAGATTCAACGCTTCGATGAAAGGTAAATCCAACTCGGTTAGGGGAATATCCTCTACATGGTATTCTTCCCGAAGAAACTGTTTAAGCTGTTTATAAAGTACTTCATACTGCTTATAGGTGGATTGTGCCCGGTCAATACCTATTCTTCCTTTGAAGTCTTCCATCATTTCACCGAATAGGATAAGTAGCGTTTTCTGTGCTGTGGCAATTCCTTGAAAGGCATTCTTCACTTCGATAGCGGTTACTTTTCCTGTCCGCTTTAAAATGTCCCTGTAATGCGCATGTATGGAGAGATTAATTTTATTAATCTCTCTGTTGAGTTCTACGGCAACACGACTTTTGCCGATTGCACGACCTGATTTTACACTCCAAAGCCGTTCTTCTACTTTCAGTTTTGAGCCGAATTGTGCGATGGTGTTACCGATGATGATTTTACCCACAATCGGGTAAACGGCATCGGGATTTGTTTCTGTTCTTTCTGTGTTCCCTTCTCGTTTGAGATAGAAGGATACC